GTCCCGAAGGAAGGAACTGCCCCTTCCCCCCGCCATCGTGTTTTGGTGGCAGAGAACTTATTTCGAGTATTTTACTATTTACATTACTTTACAAAGACCAGAGTGTTTTACTAAACACACAAAATAACAAACTTCTCACATCCAAGAAGTTAAGTGTTTCTTGTGGGGCGACAGTGGTGCCCCACTAGGGATCTGGGAAACGGCCAATCCCAATGTGAAAGGAGCGGCTAACCCTAAATTTGTTTGAGCAAGCTTCCAAGCAGGATCTATGACAATTGACAGGCTCCCGCCAGTTGACAATTCAACCTGCCCAAAGGCTGCCAAGTATTCAGCTTGGGTTCCAGAAATCACATTCCCATAAAACGGTATTGACACATTGTTGGTCAAGAAAACTGCTGTGCCCGCTGTCACCACAAGAAAAGTGACCAAGGGGGCCCCAGTGGGAACAAAAGCTGAAGGGAATGCAGAAAAGGCATACATTGCAATTCGATAGTTGCCAACGGGTAGAGTACACGTCCAACCATTTGGCACATGGGCAAAGGGCACATTATTTTGAGCCAACGCCACAGACCCCAATGTCATGTCAGCAGCTGAACCAGTAGTGGTTTCAGTGCCCAAATACACCAGCAGGGGGGGAGGGGGAGGTGGGGCAGTGACCACCGGCGCAAGCTGTGGGTTAGAAAGCCGCACCGTGTAAGTCACATACAACTGCCCAATTTCATTTGTGTTCGGTTGCCCTGAGGTTGCAATGCTCAGGTACCCCAAATCGTATGTTTTGAAGTCAGAGACGGCAGGCGCCACACCCCCCCTCAAATACAAAAACCCCCGGTCACACAAATTATGGGGGGCACAAGTGTACTGGCAGCGATTCCAAGAGGGAGACCGCACTGCCCCCTCCATTGACATCAAGGCTGCATTAGTCGCAGGAGAAGCATCATACTGGTCAAAATCAACGGCCATATAAAATGAGCCAGAAGTACCAGTGGAACAGTCAGTCTCATATTCAAAAGAGAGTGACAAAAATTCATACTTCTCAAACCGGGATGCCAACGGGGGCAACCAAGTAAAACATGAACCAACAAGTGAATTCTGCCCCAAAGGCAACCCAGGATTAATTATATAATACCCCGTAGCGAAGCCAACTGATCCAACAATTGGACCCACAAGCTCCCGATGGGAGACATCAACAAACCCTCCACGTCGAAAGGGATTGCCTTTGTATTTTGGGGGGCCACTGACAGACACAGTGCCCATGGCAGCACCCACACCAATCTGGCGAAGGGACTGAGAAAAGGGGGGTTGCCCCCCCCCTCGACTTTGCTTTTTCTTACGGCCACTTTTCTTGGCTTTAGGAGGTTTTGGTGTTGGTGGAAACCTCATACCACTCAAAGATTTCTTTACAAGGCGTTTCGGAATTTCTATTTGCATGATGGGGATAGGTTTTGGTTTTGGTCAAGATTTTACCCTCAAGACTAGGTTTTTGTGGGGTTACCACTACTGTTCCAAGCACGGAGAACACTTAATTGTTTGGGCAGTTCCCTCCCTAATTTTGGGCTACCGGACAAACCACTGTCCGGCACCCTGCGAGTAAAAGGCGTCCTCCACAGCATCCTCAATTTCAGTATTGATTCGGATCCGCTCCAAGGCCGCCTCCTCAGTCCACTCCAGTTCTTCTTCCAACATTTGCTCACACCAAGTTTTATAGGCTTCTTCTTCCTCCTTATCCTTGGCCTCAGCATACGCATCTGCCATCAGTTGAACCTGATCCAAGTAGGCTTCCTGGTAGACCACATCTTGTGCAAGTGTGGCCAATTTTTCTTGTGCGGTGAACCCCAAGTACCGTTGGGTCATACTCTTTCGCATTTCTTCGACTTTTGCGCGCCACGCGTCTTGACGCTGGTTAATACGGGCTAGAATCTCACTATCAGTGCGAATCTTTCCACGACAACCCAGGCGCACATTCCCGTGAACACACCGGAGTTCCACCTCGGGATGAACCTTCCTGTGCACTAACACGCCTTCTGGCAACGGAACAGGCGGGGGCTGGCAGGTGGCCACTTCTGTGGCCCCACCCCACCCCCCACTAATATCATAAAAGTCGGCCAGGTCTTGAACGGCCAACACTGTGGGCGTGTGTAGTTGATCCAACGCAATCCAACCCGACGGAGCATACAGGCTCAAAATCTGGTTGTGTGTAGGCCAATCCACCCCAGGCAACACAGGAAGGAAAACATTTAACACATCTAACCCTGCAGTGTCATCGGGTATGCCCTCTGTTAAACTGACCGGGACAGGTCTACAGCCAGTTTTAACCAGAGTGTTAAACATAGTGAACGACACTTTTGACAAAGTGTCTGAATGCCAGATTGCCTGTGCATACAACTGGCGCAACCGGGTGACCTGCAAAACATTTGTTTGCGTGGTGGAAGACTCCCCCGTGAAGCGTTTGCCAGGGCGCAAAAAGGATACAAAGGCCTTCTCCGGATCAGAATAAGGAACCCACACATGCGTGTGCTCCCCCACTGGCATGCTCTTGCGTGCCAACGAGTATCCTAGGAATTTGGCACATATGCTACCCTCTTGCTCCCCCAAAAGAAAGTTCACGGGAGCCAAAGAATCTGGCTTCAGAGGCATACCGACCATCGGGCCAGCACACACTTCTGCCATCCTCTCCATCCAGGCTTGAGGACCAAGGGTGATATTTTTATCACTCTCAATTTTCACTCGGGCATGCATATACATTGATCCCATCTGGTCAAACATAGTGGTGCCAGGAATACCAGTAGCCAACCGGTCCTTGACAGAAACTACTATCCCATTCTGCATGAGTGTTTGGTAGTTCACTGCCATTTGGCACCACAAATCAAGAAATGGGCCCCAAACTCCTAGGCTCTTATCTCTCGAATACTGGGTGAGGATGAATTGATGCACCAATCGCGTGTGGACAGAGGTTATTCTCGCATCCATCTGGTCAACATCTGGAGTGTAAATCCACAAAACTCCATCAAATTTTCTCACCCATAGCTGGTCGTCAGAATAACTGACAAACCGAACCTCCCCATCTTTTAGGGTATGGTTCATAAAATGGAAATACTCCCACAAAGCTGTTGCACCCCCATGCACCCACGAAAAACCAATTGCCGAATGGCTCGTCGGGTGCATTTTCCACCCAGAATGTGGTAAGGGAATTAGCCCCTCTGTTTCAGGGGACCCTGGCTTCACCAGAAAAGGAATAGTACACACAGTCATGGGCTTAGCCAGTAGCTGAAACACATGAGCCAAAGCAGCATTCAACGCATTATAAGGGCGCGCTTTCCGTGCCCCAATAGGCGCATCCATACACTTGGCCTCATATAACTCAACTTTTGCTTTCTGGCAGAACACAAACCACAAGGGGTGTTCCCGCAACAATGACCGCAAAGCATCAGGCCCACCTTGGAGGGCAATGATGACTTGGTCATACATAGCTTTGTAGCCAGCAGGGTTTCTTATCGACAATTCTTGTCGAGAAACTTCATAGGGAAATCCTGTCCCCCCATCCATATTTAAGGGTATCTCAGCCAGCACAGCCATTGGGGCAGCTCTTCTGAATTGAGTGACCCAATGCGCCCTAAGAACCTCGTTCTGGGGCAGCATCAATGGCAGCTGTGTGGCAAGTTTTGGAGAGACTGGAAGCACCATTGGCACAATCTTCAAGTACTTGGTGAACCGGTCCATCACACATGACCAGTCACCATTCCCCTTATAATAATCCTTCACGCGAGAAAGTGTCCTATGCACTTCTTCTTTTTCCGCGTCCACAAACACTTTGGAATTTAAGACCCCACACGCATGGGCCCAACCAAATCCGTATACACTAAAATTAGCCGGCATAGAACGGGCTGTAACCTGAGCTGTTGGACTTTTATCCTGCAACCCTGGCATACCCAGCTCTTTTTGCCAAGTAAAACTTTGAGTTACCACAGCACTTGACCCAATATGGGCCAGGTTCTTGTTCACCATGGCCAAATGGTCCAAGGCCTTAGGCATGGGTCTGACGGGACAAGGGAGGTCTGGTGGTCGGACAAGTGGGGGCAAAACTCTCACCCCAACATCCAGTACCACAGGAACTCCTTCCTCTCCCATCAAGCCCAACTGGGCAAACAAATTAGCAGCATCAGAAAGACGGTTTTCGATTATTGAATCACTCATGTTTGAAAAGGTTTTGGTGTGGGGTGAGTTTCACTGCTCACCCTCAGTGGTGGTGCTAGGTGCACCACCAAAACCAGGGAAAATTCAGGGGGAGGGGTGCTAACCCCCCTCCCTCGGGCAGGGAGGTAAACC